ATTCCAAATAAAATCATTCGATAAAGAACTATAGTCGGTATTATCTATTATACCTATTTTTGCCAAAATAGCAATAGATTCTAGAGAAATCTTTTTACCAAGATACATTTTTAATACTTTAGGATGTTGCCCATTAATTACTTCGAATGGGTCTCCGTCTGCATAAAGAGTTTGGATATCCTGTTTAAAAGTATATCCCAATTTCTGCATGCGTGTTTGCCATTCTGCATAGACATCATTCGCCTCTGTATCAAACACACCACCCCACTGATTCCCAGAAACAAAATTAGCAACTAGAAAATCAATGATTTCAGTTTTTGTTTTTGTTTCTGCCAACTTTCGCAACGCAAATAAGTCTTTACGTTTCAGAAATGCTTCTCTGGAAACCTTTACCCCTTTACGGGATTTGGTGATATCAAAATCAGGTCGAGTGAAATGTAATCTCAACGAGAGATACAATTGATAAACTTTATAAGAGTCCATCAGAGAGGCAGAATCCCATCATCGTTTTTCAACATGTTGAGTTGTTGTGCCTCGACTCGAATTTTTTCTTTTAGTGATGAACTAATAAGACCAGCAACAGAACTAACCTCAATATTTCGTTTCTCACAATAGTCAATGAGAATATCCATACAGGGTGATCTAGAGTCTCTTGCAAGTTTTTCAATAAAGATGGAAAACTCTGCTGCTGTCTTAAATTGCTTTGTAATCAAAAATTCATCAGTTACTGGAATTTCTTCCGTCATAATCTATCCTGCGTAAAAAATATGTCTACCGATTTTAGTAACTCTCTGTAACTTCCAACCTGGACTAACATAGTCAGCATGGTAGAATAGAACGTTACTATTAACTACTATACGCGTATTGATCTCAGAAGTCAATACTTTTTTCGCAATATCTTTTGCTTCAGCATATAATACTGGGTCTTTGGCAGGTCGACGCATACACGTCCAACTGAACTGACAGACCCTACTTGTTCTCTGATAAACGACAGAGCAAACGTTTGATGGATATTTTGGATTGCGAACTCTATTTAAAGTTACACCTGCAACCGCGATTTTACCCTTTCTGGGTTCATTACCTGCCTCGTAGTAGATGTTATCTGCTAGACAAGTTATTGCTGCAGAATTTTGTGACAGGTATTTTTGTTTTTCTTTTTTAACGTTTTTTTGTATGATTTCTTCTTGTTTTTGTAAAATTTCTTGGTTTTGTCGTTTTACGCTTTCGACTTTCTCATATCCACCGACAGTGTATTCCATTGCGGTGTCTTCGATTCTTTCTTTTGCATAACTCAATGATACACAATATATTACAATTACCACTAAAATTGAAGAAAGAATTTTCAATGTCTTCTTATTAAAGGAAGGCATCTCTATTCCTTGGATTGTTGAACTGGAGAGAGGATTAACCAGTGACTCCCTACACTGGGCACTTTTTTTCAAAGGTGCATTATATTTAGGGTTTAAAGACTCCCAATAGTCTCTGTTTACCGTTGATTTAGAACGGTTGGCGGTTTATTCTGTTTCGAGGGAAACCGCCGAAAACCCAATGCTAGCTTATGCAGCTAGAGCAAAGGCAACGTTATCGTTTGCATTTACAGTTTGTGGCGCTTTGCCAGTCAATCAGTCTCGGTATTCCTATTACACGAAAATCGAATTCCAATGTCACCCCCATCAACAAGAAACTCATCTTGGCACGTGCCGCAGCAAAAATCATCTTCTAAAATACGTGCTCTTAACTCTTCTCGATTAGTATACTGAGAGTCACGTATATCACGACAACTGCATATTACCATAAATTTCCTCTTGGTGGAGGTGGAGGGAGTCGAACCCTCGTCTTTCCGCTTTTATTGTCAACTGTCAACAACTGATATATTATTTATACTATAGTTTTGGTCAGAAGTCAAGCCAAATAATAACCATTTTCATAATAATCACGAGTTCGAAGCAATTCTTTCGCCCAGTTGTCTCGCTTCTCGATAAACACCTGAGGTTCATCACCCTCGACTGCAATAAGAACTACCAACCACGGAACAGGAATACCAGTTCGTTCTTCATACATGATTGCATATGCTGCAGTCTGCATAAAGTATGAACTGATATGTTCTTTCTTTTTAGGTTTGCTAGATGTCTTGAAGTCGATGACTGCTCGGAGACGGTTATAATCGGCGATACAGTCTACGCGACCTGCCATACGAAGGTGGTCACTATAGAGCGCAAGTTCTTGGCAGTGAATATCGCCAATCGAGTCGAGAACAGGTTTGAACTTCTTGAACATCTCAACGTCAAGCAGAGATGCTTTCGTAGTTGTATACGCTTCTTCTAAATCTTCGTTCTTAAGATATGATTCAGTTAATGAGTGAATCTTAGTTCCACGAGTTGATGCTTTGTTCGAGATCTTATTCGCTTCTTCTTCACCAACACGTTTTCGCCAAGCAGCGATTCCATCTCTGGATAGAACCCCGAGAACAGTGGTAGCAGAAGGATACGCTACACCAGAGGCATTAACGTAAACTCTGCTACCATCTTCGTTCGTAGTTGATTGTGCGAAATCTTCATAGTCATATATCGTCTTAAACATAATTCATTATACTATAATTTTATAGAAAAGTCAAGCCATTTCTTCAATAAATTCTTTTAATTTTAAATTATAAAAACCATAATATGCCATCTGATCTTCAACCTCGGTATAATTTTCTGCTGCAATCACCGCATTTGCATCGTCAATTTCTCTGGTTAGATGAGCAATAAAATCTGCATTAGCAGGATCTTCTGCATCTAATGCATCTAATTGATTTTGTAACTGAGATGGGCGCTGTAGTGCAAGACTTTTTGGTTGGATTGGCAGACCCGTAAATGCATCACCGAGTGATGCATGAAAATCTTCTAGTAGTGTTGACATTTTTATCTCCTATGCTGCGTAACGACTTTCATATTCTAGTCGAGCAATTATATATTCTTTTACAAGTTTTGATCGAACGATATCGTCTACAGTAAACTCAACAGTTTTAAATGAAGGCATCATGTCTGCAATTGCAATAAATTTCTGCAACCCAGACATATCGTTCTTCTTATATAGGTCAGTTTGGCGGAAGTCTCCGCAGAAAATGACCTTTGAGTTCTTACCGATACGAGTCATGATAGAATTGAGTTCCATATCTGTCATATTCTGACATTCATCGACAACTACGATGGAGTTGTCTAGAGTGATACCACGAACGAATGATGTGATAAGGAAGTGAACCATTTTTTGTTCTTGTAGACGAGCAAATGGTTGAATATGATTGAAAAGATCTTCACAGATTTCAACATATGGCATAGTGTAAACTTCTGTCTTTTCTTTTTCGTCTCCAGGAAGATGCCCGATCTCGCGCGAAGGAACTGCTGAGCGCACAATAACGAGACGTTCGAAATTGCTGGAACTATCTAATACTTCTTCTAATGCTTTATATAGAGCGATGAATGTTTTACCAGTGCCAGCGACACCATGTAGTAGGACTGCGGATGCTTGCTTATCATAAATTTCAAAGAAGGATCTTTGATTGAAATTTAGAGGGGAAATTTGTTTCAAATCATTGTATGAAACTTTACACTTAGAACTTCTCTCTTGTTGAATGATAGTTTCGGATGGGGCGACGAGTTGTAGATTATTTTGTTTTCTTCTCGACATTTGCAGTCCTTATTTTAACTAGAGGGTTGATACGAAAAAGGCGACTCCACTACGGAGTCGCCTTTATTTTCCGAGGACATCGGAATCTGAAATTGGGATGGGAGTTCTTTTTTGTTCCATACAGGTATTTATTAAACTGCGACACTCCACCACTCTGGAATCGGGCGATTTTTCCACTTTGCCATAGTTTTTTTTGCACCGACATAATAGTTACGATACGACTGAATAGAGTCAGGAACTTTATATTCATCTGGCATCGCAGGAGTAGGTTGCGTTTTATAACCGATAGGAATATTAATAGGAGGTTTACGTAACCAATATACTAGACGGTCACAAGAATGGATCTTGCCATATCGGTGAGTGTATTCAGATAAGAGGGATTGGAATAGGCATACAAGCCAATTATAATTGTTGTTAGACTGGCGAACCCAAACAGCACTCGGATGATTGATGTGTGTCGCCTTGTATAGTTGCCCCTCAAGAGAAGTATCTTCTAACCGCCATCGTTTGATCTTTCGTCCAGAGGAAGCATCGATATATTCTTTGCCGTCGAGAACACGGTGCGCAGTTGATAGTAACTGGGCATACTCGAGGATCATCTTTACGACATGTTTGTCGTTATGGTATTCTGCGCACTTGGTGACATCGCTGTCAAGATAAAAAATATTCATAATGTATTACTCGTCAAATGGAATCTCTTCCATGTTATTAATTATGTTTTGTATCGCAACTTTAGCGACATCACTTATTATACTGTTTCCTATCGAAAAGTCAAGTGCTTTTCTGACAAAAATTGGATCTAAGGTAGTTAATATATCTGCATTGTATTTCTTTTCACATTCTGGATAAGTATTCAATGCAGCAAGAACAAGTTCTACCTCAAAGTCCGTATATAAAGATATACGATACCTTCTATGCGATAGAAATCTATCTGGAAAATTAACTACTCTACCCATAACAATATTTATTATTAAAAGACCTTTACCTTGTAAATTCCTTCGAACATTGCAGCATCTTTTTCATCATTTACCATCGGAAACCCTTTAATGTTCAGACTAGTATTAAGTAACATGGGGCAACCTGTTTCTTCATACCATCGTGTCAACAGTTTAAATAATCCTGGATGCTGCTGCTCGTTTACAGTTTGGACGCGAGATGTGCCATCAACGTGAATGATAGCAGGGAACTTTGTAGGAAATTTACATCTTGCAGTAAATTGCATGTAAGGGGATACTTCAACTGGCATGTCAAAATACTCTGCTGCATGTTGCTCAAGGATGACTGGTGCGAATGGTCTAAACTTTTGTCTGCGCTTGATTGCATTTACTCTGTCCTTAATGTCTGGTCTAGTTGGATCGGCGAGGAGACTTCGGTTACCGAATGCTCTCGGACCAAACTCTGCTTTTCCATTAGCAACACCCACTATACCCTCTTCTTGTAAAGAAGTCAATAGATTTTCTACAGGATATTCAGTATCAATATTTTCACCGAGATATGGACCTTGCCAATTAAGTTTTCTACGGTTGTTTGCAGCAATAGCACCAAGAGAACTACCAGCGTCTCCTGGATTTGGAATGATCCAAACATTCTTGAAGTATTTCAACGCGATATGATTCGCAGAGCAGTTAAGCGCACAACCTCCTGATAACACTAGGTTATTTTGTAGAGGGTCTATTTCCTTGGCACGACGGAGCAGTTTATCGAATTCTTCTTCATAAATCTTCTGCGCAGAAGCAGCAAGGTCATAATGATCAGGATCTTCGTTTTTCATCCACCACTTGCAACCACGATGCAAATTAGTTCGCTCGTATAGTTCGCGCATGTCCCAATAGTGCTTATTGGGATTACCATACGCTGCCATGCCCATGAGGATATACTCATCTTCGTTTGGTTTCAATCCAACTCTGTCTGTTATGGCGGAATAAAACAATCCAAGAGATTTCGGATAATCCATACTCCACCTTTTCTTAAGAGTTTCATCAGCACACAACCAAATAGATGCTGTGTCAAATTCACCGATAGCATCTATTACTAGAGCAGTCGCAGATTCAAACTGAGAAGTATAAAATCCTGCTGCTGCGTGAGATTCGTGATGCGACGCAAATTCTACAGGAACTTGTAGACCAAATTCATCTTCTAGATAGCGCCGAACACTGAAACGAACTAGTCCTTGCCCCGAAAGTAGTCTACGCATTGCTCGTAATTTTGGTTTCTCATACCAATGTATTTTTTCTGGTTTACCGAACTGCAATGCTGCATTAATAAGATCAGTATTCAGATGCTTATCGTTCTTCACTCCGCTATACCGTTCTGCGCTTGCCGCGAATAGGATTTCTCTGCCACTGACAACAGTCAGAGCAGCATCATGCGCACCCGCAGAGATCCCCCACTCAATCATAGATAAAGGGATCTTGTTTTCTTATTTTTTTCATTCGGCGAATGTGCGATCTCTTTAAGAGATAACTTTTAATTTTTTGTATTAATGATTTTATCATACAATTCCTCTGCAAATAATACATGCGCTATCTCGGGTGGATGTTTAAACCCGCACGGAGGTGATTCCGCACAGTGCCTCGATTCGGTATACCTAGTAAACAAAGATATGTTTGGGTCGATACAACAATCTAATATCCTTTGAAACATTTCCTTGAATGTCGGCAAATATTGCCAATCAAAATACATGTCTGCAAACATATTGCCATGCTTTGATTCTGGGTCATTATAAAAAAGAAGTTCTTTTGGGAAAACTGGTTGCATATAAAAATCGAAATTATTTACAATGCAAAAATTCTTAAAATTTTGTAACGCAAACAGATATGTTTGCATGACTTTATAGTCATTGTAATGCATGTCGCTATCTTGAATCGAACGGTCGCTCATAACTCTCGATACAGGTACGCCTGTTTTTTCTGGTGTAAAGGACAAGTATCTATGCGGTGATGTTATTCCCAAAAAGATTAGGTCTGTTTTCGGATTTAATTTCGCGGTATAGTAACCCCGAAATAAATCTAGTAACATATGATCCACTGCAGATCCAGGTATAGAATAATTAACATGCTCTAGTCCAAGTTTATCTGCCAATTTAGCAGCATAACTTCTTTTTGAAGAAGCATTAATATACTCTTTGGACGTCATCTTACCTACACGAGAAACATAGTCTTCAAACTTATGTATTGGTTTTCTATCAGCAATCCACTGATGTTTCATTTTATTACACTCATCAAAACTGACCCCAAGTAATTCATGGTCTATCAATTCTGCTCCGGAAGTA